AATTGGAGCAGGCCTTTGGGCCACTTCGAGCTGATGAGTCCTACGTATCCGTGGACTATGAAGCTGCTACTGATCTCTTGGAGGGTGAGGCAAGTGAATGGGCCGTCGACTGTCTCTGTGAGGCACTTGGCGCGAAACCATACAGTATCCTGTGGCAGGTCTTGAGGTCAGGACTGACAGACCACCTCATCGCGGTGAGGAGTGGAGGTAAAATGGAGTGGAAACGGCAGACCAATGGTCAGCTGATGGGTTCCTCCGTGTCCTTCATGATACTCTGCTTGGTCAATTACTCGGTGATTCGAGCCGCGGTGCGGCTCACACCTCGAGGTGAGATGCCTGATGATGCTCCTCTGACCCGGTACAGGACAAAAATCCTGGTCAACGGTGATGATGCGGCGTTTAAAGGTACACTGGAGAGGAAACGCGCTTGGGAGCGCTGTTCCCTCTGTGCCGGTCTGAAGAAGTCGGTGGGCAAGAACTATGTGAGTCGAGAATTTATTCTCCTCAACAGTCGTGCCTTCCTTCCAACTCATGTAGACTGGCCGGACGCTATGGAGTCGACCAACCAATGGTCCTTCAACTTCCAGGAATGCCATGTAGGCGCCTGGTTGAGAGGAGGGGATGACTTCCCTGACCTCTGGACGTTTGCCGGTGTAGAAGACGACTGGGTGACTAGTCGGACTTTCGATATGGGACTATCAACGCACAACGAGTGGCTGGGTTTTACCTGGCGTTCTCGTGCGGCATGGCACCCCTCGAAGATTCGATGGACTCCAGTCCCGTTCTTCAATCTCGCGGTTCTGAGACCTCCCCGTCTTGTCAGTGACTGGGAGTTTCTCGACCAAGCGGCTAACTGGCACAGTGCACTCCTGCTCGGTACTAATCCGCAGCAGGCTCGTCGCTGGACTACCCTATTCCTGTCCGTTTGGCAGGAGTCGTTGCGGAAACTACCGCCCTGGGTGAACTGGTTCGTAGACCGAGGCCTTGGGGGCCTCGGAATGAGCCGATGGGGAATGGCATCAGATTGCCACCTATCGGATCTCGCTCGCATCGTTGCGGCATACTGCCGACGGTGTACGAACCCAATCCAAGCGAAGCTGAACTGTGTCAGCCTCAACCGCGTCGCACCCGACACCGACCTCCATGATCTCACGTTGAGCATGCTCGCTCCGTTGATTGAGAAGGGATCGGTTAAGTTGGGCATTCCAACAGACGCCGCAAAAGCCGGCTGGACCGAGATCCATCCTGACCAGCTCTCCCACTGGAGCTATTATGCTGGTCATCCTAATCGCCTCGATGAAGCCAATATGATCGGCGGTCTTCTAGACCTCCTCGATCCTGGCCGACAACATCGTAGGGTGTTAAGGCAGTACAGTGCGCTTCGAAAGCGTGCTCAGACTGCCGGGACTCCGTACACTGAGGTACGCTGGTCTACCCTCCAGAGATGGAGTGAGACCGCACCGAAGCTGTATTGTGAGGGTAATGTGACTCTGGCCCCGGCTCCTTGCGTGGATCTGTTGGCATCCTCCGGGGGTGATTGCCTGTTGGCTCCCCTCGCACTTCCTCGACATTGGTCGAGCCTGATGCGCCCCGATGCAGTAGCCGTCGATGTCCTCCGCTGCGGACCCCTCTCGCCAACTTCTTGGCAGTGGGGCTCGATATGGCTGGAGACCGACTGTAAACTGCTGGGGCTTCCGGGCTTCCAGTGTTAACGCAGTGTTTGAAAAAGTGTCAAAGGTGGAAGATAGGGGTTGTATGGGGGCGTCATCTACGTCAC